TCTTAAATGAGTTTTTAATTTCATCGGCCCACTCGTCAGCGGCGCCAGCATCACCAACTTGGCTTGCTCTCAATAATTGGCCTTTATAAGACCAGTTTGCACCAGTCCACTGATCGCCGCGTTGTCTTAAAAAATCACTTAACCATTTTTCAGCTTGATTAATAACTTGCGCAGGAGTTCCAACCCAACCATTTTTTTGCATGATGCTTGTTAAATCATACTGTTTGTTGCCCTGACCGCTGGCAAAATTAATAAACACCAGCAGTTTATTTGGATCTGCAGGTGCTTGAACTGGCGCTTGGGCATCCTCTATTAGATTTATATAATCGCGAAGAGTTTTCATAATATTTCTTTATCTGTAATGTACCAAACTCACAATACGCTCAACTTCGTCGTATCCGGTATTTTCTTTAACTGCTTTTGGTTGGTTTGCTAACATACCAGTATAAAATGCCCTGTCCCTTGCGCCGAGTTTTGGATCCTTTAATGCTTCGCGGGCCGCCGCAATTTCATCTGTCGTATATGTTGCATTCTTTCCTACTCCGCTTGGATTACCTGCTGGCGGTGCTACTGTTGGGATTGCCTGGGTTGCGCCTTTTATAGTACCTAATGCGGGATTAGCGGCAGTTGCGGCTGGTTGCCCGGCTGGTGCTACATTTGCAGACATCGCACCTTGAGCTGGTTTTACACCTTTGGCAATTCTATCTAATGTATCACCCGGCTTAACAATATAATCTGGTTGACCGTTGGGCATCTTAAGTTTTTGTCCAACTTGTATTCGATTAACATCTATAATCGCTGGATTTAACTTTTGAATTTCTTGGGCGCCTGCACTGCCCTTGTACGGAGCTTTGGCAGGTGCCGCCGCAGGCGCCGTTGCTGTAGCAGTCTTTGTAGGATCTTGTATCCATTGTTGACGTTCTGCTTCAGAACTTGGGCCGGTGTTAGATCTAGGATTATTAACGTATGTAGACGGATCGTTTATATCAACTTTACTTAGTGCTTCAGCACCAGCAAGATTTCCTGCGGCTGCTTCTGCGTTTTGTGCTTGTTCTTCTGTTGCACCAGCAGCCTTGGCATCGTTATATGCTTTAAGTTTAGCGGCCTGCTGAGTACCTTGCACATTGATATTAATTGCTCCGGCGGGAGCAGGTGCTGCCGCTGCCGGAGGTGGAGAATCCCACTTGGGATCCATATTATCAAACTTAGCGGGCTGTTTGGCCAACCATGCTAGATACTGCTGTGCCAATGTTTTGTACTGTGAGGGGTCAGTGCCAAATGCTCCCAGCTGGCTACGACCCTTGATAACTGTGTTGGGATCTTCTCCAGCCAACACCCGTTCAACTGCGGCAGGATTCAAGTTGGCTGGCATAAGGCGTCCATCTGCTGTTTTGGGGCGAGTTACAACCCATGCATTATATGCTTGATCCGCTTGATCCTTGGCTTGTTGCATGGCTTGATGTCTGGGATCCACAGGTGCGTTGGGATCTACTGGGTTGGGCTTAAACCCACCAGACGTAGTACCATCTGGATTCATTGTGACTCTTTCTGCCAGTATGTCCATGTAACGGCGTAGTATGTTGGGTGTGCTCATGATTATCTACTTACCAACTGCATGATTCTAGCTAGACTATCGGCATGTGCATCAGAGTGTCCGCTAATAGGACTAACGTGTGCTTCTGGCTCATGCATTTGTGGTTGTGGACTAACACCTGCTAACTTTAAGACATGTTGTTGTTCATGATGATCTGCTTCGTCGCTTGGATCTTTCATGTCAATGAACTTTAATACTTTGATCAAGTCATCATCGCTAGCTTCGCCAAACTCACCATCTTCAAAACCTTTTTTAACTTTAATTTTAATGCGCATACCGCCTAATGGAAAGTTACCTTCGTCTTTGTTATAAAAGCCGCTGATAAATTTTAGCATTGCTGGCAATCCGCCTTCAACGGGCATTTCCATACCAACATCTTGAGGACTCATTCCGCAATCGCTTAGAATTTCTTGGATAGTTTTAACACCATGACCAAAGTCTAATTGAGTTTCTAATTTTGCACCAGCTTTGACCGCTTTCTTCATAGCATCTGCCATACCTTGACGTGCTAGGTGACGTGCTTGGCTGTAACCCTGACCGTGCTTGCCCGGTGTTGTTGGTTTAGACTTTTTCTCTTTAGGATCTACATCCCATGGAGGACTATCATCTGTAGCTTCAGCTACTGGAGCTGGGGGTGGTGCTTCAGCTGGTGGTGCTTCAGCCGGTGGTGCTTCTGGAGCAGGCGCTGGTGGTGCTTCTGGAGCAGGCGCTAACGGAGCAGGTGCTGCTGGAGCAGGTGCTTCATTATCTTCACCACTGAAGTTTAATCGCATTGATAGTTCTGGGTCTTTTTGTAAAATAAACTGTTGTACTAATGGACGTATATCTAACTCTGGATCAATGTCTTGCAACGATTGTAAAAATTCAGGATCATCAATTAATCCTTTAAGGCTTTGTATAGCATTGATGCCTTGTGGGCCGCCCATTAACGGTTGTGATAAAATATCGTTTAATTGTTTGATAGCTGTTTGTTGAGCTGACTTATTAGGACTAAACAGTTCGTCTTTATCTTCACGGACGATATCATTCATGAAGTTTTCGTATGCTAGTTCAGGATCTATGGATTCGCGCTCCATACGATCGTTGTAATCGTTACGCATACGTTCTTTTTTATCTTTTAATGCTTGCAACCGCTTCTTAGCTGACTCATCCCCGTCCTCTGCTTTTTTCTTTAAGCTGTCTTCCTGCGATTTTTCTAAACTACGACGATGTTCAGCATCTACTGAGTTAGGATTGTATGCATCGCTTAGTAATTCGTCAACACCAATTTCTAATACATCTAATTGTGACTCGTCAACAAACTTATAAATGTACGGGAATACTGCTTTTAATTCTTCGTTAAATGTGCGGATTGTCAAACGGTCAATTAGGTCATTTGCAATTTCTTCAGGAATCATTTGTTCTTCTTGAGCTTCAAATGTTTCTACAAATGATTGATAATATGCTGGACGTTGTAACTTGTGGATAGTTTCTTTAATTTGTTCAATGCGTTCTAGAACACGATCAGTAACACTGCCCATTGCTTCACTAACTTGTTCTTGGCGGTTAACATAACCTTTGAACTTGCGTAGGCTTGCTAGTTCTTCACTTAGACTGCAAATGTGTTTGCCAATTGGATCGTATGGATTGCCGCCTGCTTTGATATGCTCTGCTAATGCACGAGCACCATTTAAATGCTTTGCTGGGTAACGGAATCGTTCGCCTTGTGCGTTTTCGATGTAAATGCTATCAATGTGCATTGTACGTCCGGCGGCAAGTTCCATATTGATTGGCTGTGTGTGCTTGACAACTAGTCTAGCATTTTCGCCTAAATCTTGATAACTCATACGGGCATTACCGTACATCTTGTTTTCCATAATTGCGGGCATGGCATTTTCCTTACGTTTGGCCTGAAACTCGTAGTCTCGTTTGTCTAAGTTGCTCTTACCGATGTTTTGCACATCGAAGTTTAATAATCTGTCTTTTGCAAATGATCTAAAACCGCGGATAAACTTGTACGCACTGTGGTGCGTTGTGTTGCTGTTATCGTTGACTAAATCGCCGCTAACTTGTAGCACAATCCCGTCTTGGGCATCAAGGGTAATAGCAATAGTGCCTAATGATTCGCCGTTTTCTTCGTATTCAAACTCAAAGAATCGAGCATTAGGAATATCTTCCTTTTTGCTTAGTACACCGGCGTTTTCGTCCCCCATTTGGATATTAGGGAAGCGTGTTTGTATTTTACCGTAAAGGTCTTGGGCAATCTTATCTAAATTTGCATTCATGTTGTATTTATCACTAATTACTGGAAATGAATATTGGTAGCGGAGCTTCCCAATCATCGTCTAATTGGCCTTCTATACTGAGTTTATCAAATACAGCTGGATCCCAATCTGCTAAAATTACAGTCATACGCACTATTAGCAATAGCGCACTAACTAAATCGTCGTGTTGTCCTTCTTTAGCTTTAAAGGTTACACCCGCGGCAATAAATGTTTTAAGTTCACTTATTAGCATCTTACTGTGTACAATCATCCTGTTTTCTTCAATAAAATACTTTAATCTACTACAAGCTGAAATCTTATTACCGTGTGTAGTGTTAAATCCTTTGCGGAACTTGCGCACATGCCCTTTGCGTACTGGCTCACTTAAGAACAATCCGGGGAATGTTTCTTCGCCTAAGTTAGCAATAACTACTAGGGCGGCTTCTCCTAGGGTGTTATTTTCTACTGACCAATAAATGTTATTACTGTATTCGTGTCCGATCTCTTCTTGTATATACTTTACAACATCTCGAAAAATCCTAACTTGATCTTGTATAATAGTTAGATTGTGTTGCCACTCTGCACATTGTATCATACTGGGCAATTCAAATACTTGAATACCTGCATAATCTCCACCTGTACCTAAACTAGGATCTAATCCCACAAGGTAAGTGTTGCCTGGCGTTGGCTTTTTATACCAGCGTACTTGTCCCATCTTAAAGGCAGGTTCTTTGCCTAGCATGTCTGTTAGTTTAAGCGAGCTAATTAATGTTTCGTCATAGATTAAAAACTCGCACCCATATTCTCGACGGAAACGTTCCTCGCCAATACGTCCCATTTCAACAGCTTTCCATGCTTCGTCACGATCTGGATGTTCATTCCATTCTGCACGGAATCCGTGAAACCCATTGCGTCCTAAATCATCAGTACGCTCGTTTCCGTGTGTGTCAAATTTATCTTGTGACTCTTTCCAAATAATAGCAAACGTATCTTCGTCACTGTTAGGTGTTGAAGTTAAAATTGCCCTACCGCCAGTTGCTAGTGTTGGTGATATTGACGTCCAAAATTCTTCAGCAATATTAGGTTGCACAAATGCAAACTCATCGCAATAAAGAAGTGATATGGACATACCACGACCAGTGTTACCAGTAGTGGTAGCAGAAACAATACGTGATCCATTGTCAAACTCCATTGAGCCTTTGTTATAGCTCGTCACACCACATCGAATGTGGTCAGGGCATAATTCATATCCATAACGGATACGTGCCATAATTTCTTGTGCGCCTGTATATTTGTGCGCGGCAACTAGAATAGTTTGGTCCGGATGGAACATGGCAAACCATAACAAGTATGCTGATGCACATGTTGTCTTACCACTTTGTCGTGGCAACATGTTTATGTTGAATCTAAAATCGTGGTAACTTGATAATAACCCTTCCTGATATTCATACGGTTGAAATAACAACTTTCCTCTTACAGGATGCTGAATATAGAAAAAGTTTTGAGAAAAGTATAAGTATCCGTTGGTAGGATCGGAACACTTTAACAAGTCTGTTATTTGCTCTTCGTTAAACTTTTCTTTTGTATGCGCTTTTTTTACTAAGACGCCTTCTAATGATTTTGCCATAACTTTATTTACACAAAAAAAGGGCTCCGAAGAGCCCTTTTTGATACTGCTGACGAAATCTTATTTCTTTGGTGCTGGGAATGTTCGTTGATCAAGTGGTGTTTTAAAGTCGCCGCTTGCACGTTTATCACCTTTGAGTAACTGGTCACGTAGCATTCTAGTAAAAGTTTCAATTTCACTTGTACTGTGTGATTTTGGATCTAATTGGTATCCAATTGTGCCGTCTTGCAATCCTTTTACAACCTTAGCAACATCTTTCTGTGTGTAAGGGCCGCTTTGGGCAAGAACGCCTTTAAGTTTTGCTCTATTCACTGCCATATTAATACCTTGGGCATAAATTGTTGGGTTACCCACAGCCGCTGGGATAGTATCCATACCAGCTTGTTCTACTTGTGTAGTGTATACTCCGCACCAGTCAAACTTTTCACATCCGGCAGCACGAGCGGCCGCAAATGCTTTATTGAAACTAGGCATGTATTTAATTTTAGCTAGTGTATCGGGATCACATGGCAGTTTCTTAGTAGGAGCAATTTGTGGTTGAAAAACTTCTGGCTCCTTTTCTGCTACTTTTTCTGGTTCTACAACTGCGGGTGGTTCGGCTACTTTTTCTGGTTCTACAACTGCGGGTGGTTCGGCTACTTTTTCTGGTTCTACAACTGCGGGGGCGACGACTGCCGGTGCAACTTCTGGTTTTACAATTGGAACTTTTTTAGCATTCCAATATCCGCCAGATCCTGATCGAATCATTTGTTTGCTACCGTCTCCAAGCGGAGTAGTACCATCAGCTGGAACCCACATAAAACCTGGATTGTTAGGGTCTTCTTGGCCGTAGGCTAATTCGTTAAGTTGTTGTATGCTTTCTAGTTTATTAACTAGTGCGCGATATTGTTCTGCGTTCATTATTTTTTCTCCGCAGGTTTAACTACATTTGCGCCGCCAAATCTACTAAAATTATCTTGGGGTTTTTCCATTCCAGCTTGGTTAGGTTTAGCTGGGCCTAGTTTAGTTCCGTATGTCATGCAGAAACGAAATTTCTTTCCTGGCCCTAACTGTTTTAGCGCAATTTGTTTTGCCTGAGCTAGTGTTCCGGCTTTGATCTCTGGAATGTTATCGTTAGGTTTATATTTGTTAGGATCTACAGGTGCCGCTTGAGCATCAGCTACAGCGCCTGCTGGGGCAAGTGCGTCTGCTGGAGTTGGAGAACCAGCCGGCTCTGGCGTTTCTTCGTTAACTGGTTCCGATGGGTTTATTGCTTCTAATCTAGCAACTAACGCACGATATTGTTCTGCGGCAGTAGTCATATTATTGTCTTTCTTTAATAGACTGATAGTGTGCTGATAGTCTAGCCATTAATGTTTCTGCTAGGGGATTGCCGCCACCATTAACTTTAAGTGCCTCACGGCCTTTACTATGGATGTCGTCACCAGTTGGTAATACAGCATCCATATCATATGTTGTTGGGTTCGGCTCGGTGGTTGCGTTGGTAAAATTACCATCAGCACCATCTTCTTCAACACCTAATACAATGTCAGCGCCTGCATCATTGCTATCCTGGTCGCCATCTAAGTTACGTAGAATATCCATTAGATCACGGATTCCACCAGCACCACTTCCATTCATACTAACATTCATTGTTACTGAATCGCTTTGTTTAGGCGAACCCATCATACCCGATGGCATGCTAGACATACCAGGTAATCCGCATTCTTCTACATCTTTTTCACCAAGTAATACATCAGATTGGGAGTTTGTTTTTTCCATATCATCACCACATTCTACAGTTGGTGTTTCGGCACCTGCCGGGGGCAAAGAGCCGTCCGGTGCTGTTGGTGGAGAACTAGTTGCACTAGTTGGAAGGTCTTGTACTTCGGCTGATGACTCATCAATCGATTTCATTTTTGCTAGCAAGTCTTGAAAATTCATATTATTGTCCTTTAACTTTAACAGGTGTTAGTTTAACTTTTTTGTTTCCCACAGGACTTTTAACATCAACTTTGGCAGCTTTTGCTGGCCCGTTCTTTTTCTCAACAGGTGCAGTGTTTGCTAAAAGTGCATCATTAGTACCTTTAACTGGTGTACCTGTAGTTCTGTGTTTACCTAATTCTTTTAACAACGACATAGATTGTGTATTGCCAACTAGTTGTTGCCCGTCATTTTTTTCATAGTCTTTTGTTAATAAAGACTCGCCTGACTTTGTATCGTGTTCGTGATTAAGAGTGTCTTCTTCCTCTTCTTTCATGTTACGAACTTTAACTGTATCTCCACTTCTTTTTAAGTGATCAATAACTGCTGTACGTACTTGATATGCATTAGCTGGGTAAGCTACTTTTACATCAAACACCGTAACTCCAACATTTTTAAGAGTTGGAAAATCTACATAATTCTCAGCAATTGGTAATCCCTTACCGCTTGAACATGATTCTACTTTGTAAACATCTAATGCTTCTTTGATTTTCTTAGCGCAATCTTTTGGGCAGTCGCCCGCAATTTTGATCTTAAATTCGTAGACCTTTTTGCTTTCTGTAATGTAGTGTTTAAACGATTTCATATGTTGATCCCAGTATTGTATTTATTTCATATTCTTTAATTTTTCTATTAGACTATTACGATCTGTAACGATATAACCGTCTGCTTGTAGATCAATACCGGAATCTTCGCCGCCTGATATATCGTGGTCCATCTTCTGTTTCTTAAGCTGTAGCTCAATCATCTTCAATTTCTTGTCAACTTTGGCTGATTTAGCGTCAATTGCGTTTTTAAGCATAGTACCAGCAACTTCAAAAATACGTGCTGAATAACGTGCTTCTACATTCATGCCTAGGTCAATTAAATCATCATATGCGTCAGTAGCACGTTGAGCTAGAGAATCAAACTCTGCGTCAGTAGCATCACCTAGGCCCTTAACTGCGGGTAAAGCCGCACTAATTTTGTCAAATTCTGACATATCTCGCAAGAATGCTTGGGGAGGAGCAGATTTTTGCTTTTTCTTTTCTTCTGCTTTAATAATATCTTTACTAG